GTCAAATGAGCATTATGCGGAGAGGGTTCATAGTAGATATAGATTAGTATGCACAATACGGAAACAGTGTGTCCCGAAAAGAGATGACGGCGAAACCTATAACCAAAACGGAGATGAGAATATGATACAATATCAAAACCCAAATTGCACGCAACCAAAAACCATAGTTATGCCGGATGGCAGTAGAATGACCATGATGACAGTGAAGGACACCTGTGATGGTGTGTATTGTTGTTATTGTCATGGCTGTGAGTATAATGACCAAGACATTGAAGGAACGCCGGTATGTGAGATATGCGGTAAATATGAAGAAGAATGATAGTCCAATATGCGACAAACAAACAAAGGAGGAATAAATATGAATGATGAAATAAATGGAAAAGAAGTCATCAGCGGTATAACCGCTATGATTGATACACGGGTGGCCCGATGTAGGGCTGAGACCGAAAGGAACACACGGTGGATAGGTCGAATTGAAAAGCGATTGAACATTGTCCTACGGGATGACTCCGATGAGTTGAAGCAAGTGGTTCAAACCAATGCTCGGAACATCGAAGAACTTGAGGACAGCATGAACGCACAGGTTGCCGAGATATTGAGCAACTTGAACGGCCAACATGTCAACACTGATGTTGAAGACCGATTGACAGCGATTGAAGGACGCTTGGACGACTTAATCACAGCCTTGACAAACCTTGACATTGCTTGAAGGGCATACCCCTCAATAAACAGACTCTAAGCATACCTATCGAGGCCTCAAATTAACTTTGGGTGCTGGTGCCGCCCCTCTTGCTTCTTCGGAGGCTTGAGGGGCCTCTTTCGATACCTGTATGGCGTATGCCTTGGTTTTGGTCGCCAAAAATCAAGGTTAAGGCAGATATAGGGACAGCCCAGCACCACGCGTTTTTTTGGCAATTTTTTTTGGAAACATTGATAAAGTGGCGACCATACCATACAATTCAATGGACATAGATACCATACTATCCGAGCATAGCCCCGAGGACCACCCGTCAAACCTCTCATTCGCTCGTTTCCTCAACGAACATTACCCTTTCCTCTCCGTCAAAGGTTGGGAGATGCGACTTATCCGACAGCGTGACAACATACTATCCCCGTCAAAGACAGGAACATACACCTATGATGAAGCAGGTGACACATACATCACGCATTTATCCACGGGGACCATCACTATGTCGGGCGACCGACACCGGCAAATTATGGCTGATTGGTCGAACGGAATGTCTACGGCGCAAATATGCCACGCGCACACCATCGCTGAATCGCACTTTCAACAATATAAGCGGGTCCATAAAATCACGCGGTCAACAACGCCCGTGACGAACGAGCAACTGATGGAGGTTGACGACCAAGACGGACTCATTGCTGAAATCATAGTGTCGCGTCGCCACACCCTTGTTGCTGAACTCGCCAAGGAACAACACCGACGCATGGCCGAAGACTCCAAGAACTGGCGAACTCTCATGGATGACTATGTGGCTCATATGTCCACGCTCACCAAGGCACCTAAGTCTGTGCCAAAAATTAACTTGAGTAAAGCCAAGAACCCATACGCTCTTGTAGTATGTCCCACTGATTTTCACTGGGGTAAGTATGGATGGGCTGATGAAGTAGGTGAAACCTATAACTTCGAGGAGGCACGCAAGCGACTCATGGAAAAGACCGAAACACTCGTGTCCCGTATCTCAACTAAGCCCGAGAAAATCTATGTGGGTGCTGGTTCCGATTGGTTCCATGTAGACAATGATGCAGGAACAACAACAAGAGGCACACCCCAAGACATGTGCGCCACCCCTGCTGAAATCCTAATCACCGGATGCAAATTAGCCCGTGAGCACATTGACCTCCTGCGACAAGTCGCCCCTATTGAAATTGTAATGATGGCAGGTAATCACGACCGTCACTCATCCCTTGCGCTAATGATGTATCTATCCGCCGCATACGAAGGTGTTAATGATGTAGATATTGTTATCACCTCCAACAATCGGCGTTATATCGAATACGGAAACACACTGCTCGGCTTCACTCACGGTGACACTATGTCTAAGCAAATCTCCCTCGGTTCGCTTATGGCTGTCGAGGCCCGTGAACTATGGGGTATGAACGAACATAAGGTTTGGTTCCACGGACACCTTCACCACCAACGAATGCACGAAAAAGATGGATGCCTTGTTATTCAAATGCCATCCCTTGCAGGACACGACCGTTATCACGCACGCTCCGGCTACACTACCAGTAAGGCAGGATTGGCCGCATATCTAATTGACTCCAAAGAAGGCTACATTGGTTCTCTCTTTGCCCCCGTATCTCATGAGTGATTACAATGTCAGCAACACCACTCCATAAAAAAGAACGGCAATGTCAAAATTGCGGTCATACTGCTACTGCTCAATACAACAGTCATAAAAATTGGTGCCCAATAGATAAAAAAATGAAATACTGCGGCTACATGCGGGTGATTAGATGACCAACATGCCCACCTTTAATTTTCAACGCTCCAAATATGACATCCGCCACTTCTACGAATGGCTCTCACCCGAATACAAGTGGGCTGACCACATAGAAGAGTGGATGGAATTATACGGGGACCGTAAAGGTGCCGCAGTCCATCGTGTCTGTATTATCGCTCCCCGCTCACACAGTAAATCAGCAACACTTCGTGTTAAATTATTACACATGTGTTTATTTGAAAAACATAACAGCAATCCAATGGAGGTGTGGTTATTCTCCGCATCTATCCGACAAGCAACAAATCGTCTCGAAGAGATTAAGACAGATTTACGGCGACACCCCGAACTGCGAAAGTATCTCGATGAACGCCGGTCAAACAAGCAACGAATCTCATTTACCAACGGTGCATGGATTCAAGCAACCGGTGTAGGTTCCGCTATCCGTGGAGAACACCCCGCCGTAGTAGCACTTGACGATGTGCTCGCTGAAATGGGGGATATGACAATGGACTCCGTGCGTGAGTGGTTCAAGAAAGTAATTACTCCGATGAATGACCCCGAAACATACCTCTTCTGTGTAGGAACACCAATGTCCCACACTGACCTCTACCAAACCGAGATGCTATCCGAAAAGGCCAAGGCTGTATGGAAATCCGGTGTATGGTCAGCATTCCCCAACTGGGATGAACACCGAGCCGACCCCGAAGTAGAACTAATCCCAATGTGGCCCGAGTTCCGACCTACCGCTTTTCTTTTGGAACAAAAAATCAGCATGGACGACGACCTCGCCTTCGCTCAAGAGTATCTGTGCAAGGTCGTGGATGATGATGCCCAAGTCTTCAATAGGCACCTCATCCGAAAAAACATAGACATAAGTGCCGTCGGAGGTTTTGATGCTCAACTCAACGATAGTTCCCGTTTCATTCTCGGTTTCGACCCAGCCCATGGTATAGGTAAGGACTACTCCGTTTTAATAGTATTACGACAAGATGATGAAGGCTACATACACTTTGTTGATATGTGGCGACGAAACGACTTTGCGCCGGACAAGCAAGCCGATGTCATTATAGAATGGGCCAATAAGTTCAAGGCACCGGTCGCCGCTGAGGATGTAGGTTTCCAGCGATTGTATGAAACCGTTATCGAACAGAAAGGTGGTATGCTCGACTATCGACCATCCAAAGTATCGAATAAGGGATTGAAACAAGGACTACTTAATCGACTTCGAGTATGGTTTGACCGAGAACTTGTCGTTTTCCCGTTCGCAACTGCCGACATCCGGCAAAAGGTAGGTATAATACTTGATGAATTGGAAAACCATGTATGGAAAAATGGTGAAATCGTAGATGTTGGAAAACATAACGATACAGTCATGGCATTTGCACATGCGATAGACCAGTTCAAACCAAAGCGTTCCGACTTCATGCCAATGGCATCTCGAACGACAAGCATGGGTGGTTGGTCTAAGAATAAAAAGCCTACCAAATCCACCCGTAGTCCTGTTGGCGGAAAGTATGTGCGCTTTTGATGCCAATGTTCAAATCATACGAAAAAAAATAACAAACATGAGTCCTACTCTTCATCCAATACTATTAGCATATGGTCTTGTTCTTGCCAAAGTTCTCTTTTGGACAAGTGTTATTTACTTATTTTATAAAAGAAAACAAAAGAAATGAAATGATTTTTAAAAATTTGAAACTATCAAAAAAATTTACTTTATTTGCTCATAGTCGATCATTAATTAAGCTATTATCCCAAATATGAACCAGCTAGTTTCTGTTATCATCCCTTATTACAATAATCTAGAATATATAAAAAAAACATTACAATCAGTTTATTCTCAGAGTTATAGACAAATAGAGGTTATAATTATTTATGATGGTCCAGACAAAAAAAATCTTGCTTACTTGAGTAAAATTTTACAAAATTTTAAAAATATCAAGTTACTAGTAAATAATAAAAATATTGGAGCAGGCCTATCTCGAAATAAGGGAATAAGGATTGCAAATGGTAAATATATTGCATTTATAGACTCCGATGATGCTTGGGTTCACACAAAGCTGGAAAAGCAAATTGCTTTTATGGAAATTCTTGGTATTAATTTTTCACATACATCTTATAAAATTATAAATTCATCAGGAAATGTAACGGGATATAGAAAAGCTAAAAAAATTTTAATTT